CAGATGTATCGATGTCTACTGTTTTTTCTTCAGTTGGCATAGTTTCCTCCTATGATATTAATATTCATGCAAGATATCCTCTGGATTCTTGATGGTTGCTAAAACTTCGTCATCGTTTAGCAGACGTATCTCTCCACCCTCTATTTTTATTCTTGAGCCAGCATAACGGGCAAACATTACCCATTCCCCTTCCTTGCACCAAGGACCTTTAGGATATCTTTCCTTGTCCTTGTAACAATCTGGACCCATTCTTAAAACTAAACCACATTGTGATGCAACTTGTTGTCTCTCTAAGGTTGTTTCGGCCATATATAGACCGCCTTTAGTTTTCTCTTTCATTTTGAAAGGTAAAACTAACATCCTCCAACCAGTTGGTTGTGGTAGTTTATTTGAATCTTCTTTTGTTAAATCTTTTTCTTTTTTGACTCCTACCAATTCTTTATTCGGTAGTTTTATTGTTGATGTCGATGACTGTTCCATTTTGCTCCTTATCTTCTAGCAGGTTAGAGAGTTCCTGTTTAGTTGCCTCTAGGGCTGTTATCTGTCCTATTATATAGTTATATTTTGTCATGCTGTCAATACCTCCTGACGTAACAGCAAGGGATAACTCGTCGATTCTTTTATTTAAATGTCTTAATAATCTTGTTATTACTTGTTCTAATTGCATTATATTACCTTTCTTTTTTTTCTAATGGCTTCTTTTCCTTTCTTAAATATGCTGGCTACTTGTGATTTACCCATCACTTTTGCTCTTTGTTCTCCTACCGTGAGAATTTGAATTTTCCTCGCAAACGTCTTATTAATCTTTTTAACTTTCGCGACCGTCCTGCGAGCATCACTCGGAGTCGCAAATTTAATTCTGACAGTGTCTTTTGGATTTTCATCTGTGTATAACCTCCTACCTGATCCTTTTGGTTTTTTACCAGTGCCTACTTTAGGATCTCTTTTTTTTCGCACTGATAACTCCTTTTAAAGCTTTGGCTTGACCAGCATGTGTTTTAGATGCTTTTTTCAAACCTTTAATTACTTTTTTAATTATTTTTTTCTTTTTTAACATTTTTATTTCTTCCTCCTTTTAAAACTACCTTTTCCTTTTTTAGATTTTACAATTCTTTGTTTGTATTTTTTTGTAAAAAGGTCTTTTGCTATTTTATTACTTTTTTTTAACATTTCCATCTTCTTCTAGCCTGACGTAGTCTAGAATTAGGATCTTTTGCTGCTTTAGGGAATTTTTTCATTTGTCCTAGTGATCTTGCGCAGAATGATTTTCTACGTTTAGCAGCTTTTGATCCTGGTTTCACTTTTCCAGTCACGGCTGTTTTTAATTTAGAGCCAGGGTTTAATCTTCTGTAGGCTTTGACCCCGGCTTGTGTCATACCCGCTCCAGACTTTGTAGATCTGAAGTTCTTTTTATTTCTGGCAGGCATTTTATCTTGTCGTCTCATACCATACCTCCAAAGCCCATTTTTTTTCTTTTAGCAAATGTTTTTACGTTAGTTGGTTTTGGTCCTGTATTACCAGCTGCTCTTTTTCGTCTGACAGCACTCGCCCTTTGCGAGTCGGTCATCCGTGTGGCTTTGGCAAGTGGAACGCATTTTGGATACTTTCGTTTCGCATCCTTCTTTTGTTTTGAACGACCACACTTTGCGAAAGAACCATCCTTTCGCTTGCTCCCAATATCTACCCATTTTTGATCGAACCATGTTTTTAAACCGGCCATTTTAAACTATTTTTGTTTTCTTTCTTCTATCACTCATGATAGCGCCACAACCTCTAGCGACTCCACCATTTTTTAAACCTTGTGCTCTTAATCTTTGAGTTGCTTCCATTAAGCCACCACCTGCAGCACGGATTCTACCACCCGTGGCTTTTTCAAAAGCTCTTTTTAATGGTGCTCTTAATTTTGCAGCTGCCTCTTCATACTCTTTTTGTCGTTCTCTAGATATTTCAGGGTCACTAGATCTTCTCTCGCTTCTTTTTTTCAAAGCAGCATCTTTTATTTTTTTTATTTGATCTTTAGTAAAACCTTCTTTCATCATACCTCCCCCGTTAGCTTTTACTCTACCACCCATTGCTTTAGATGGTTTAGGTCCTCTAAAATCTTTTCTTTTTACACCAGATGGATCTTTAATTTTACCTGCACAGATCTTACTAGCGTAGGCGTTAGCATATGCTGACGGATACACCTTGAATTTTCTTTTCGCTGCGGCTTTACCTCTTGGACATAGTTTTGTCATTAAGACCTCGCTGTTTGTTTTGCTCTTTTGAAGTCAGATGCTTTTGGTGCACCTTTTGCACCTTTCTTTCGCATCTTGCCTCCACGTTTTCTTTTAGCGTGTATGTTTGCGTATAAACCTTTACCCGCCATTATTTTTTCTCCTTGATTGGTTTTAAATTTTTTGGAAAACCAATCATACCAGGTTTTAAAGGTAATTCTTTTGCTTTAAATTTCATACCAGGTTTTAAAGGTAATTCTTTTGCTTTAAGTTTCTTATCTTTCATTTTAGCACCTGCAATTTTATCTGCGTAAGTTGGATTAGGGTTTTTATCTATTCCTGCTTTTACTGATAACATTCCAAAAGATTTTTTACCGACAGGTTTTTCACTTCCTTTTTTAAAACCAACTCTACCACCTTTTTTCTTAAGTTCTTTTTGTTTAGTAAAATTTGGACTGTACATAGGTTTTGAGTGTTTAGAAAATTTTTGTTTAACAGCTTGTTTAGTATCTACTAACTTTTCTCTTTCTTTTATAGCTTTTTTACCTTCTGCTATTTTTTTTTGAGTGTCTTCAAATTTTTTTATTCTCTTAAGAGATTCATTTGTCTTAACGGATCTATATCTATCTTTCATAGTTTTACCAAAGACTTTATTTTCTTTAGTAGTAGTGCCTTTTAAAACACCCTTTTGCATCATTTTAGTTCCAACAATAGTTCCTTGTTTATCTTTTACGAAAGGACTTTTATCAGTTTTTTTAAAAATTCCTTGAGCTACTTTTTTAAGAAATCCTACAGCCATTATTTTTTTCCTCCATTTCTAAAAATTTGTGTTCCTTTTATACCATAAATACTAGCGACAACCAAGATCCAAAGATTGGTAAACCATGAAGGGAGCTGCGAAAACATTTCGAAGAATAATTTTACCTTGTCCATCGCACTTGGATCATCCGATATGACTGCCCATGCGAGCACCACTACGGGCAAACTAAGAATTATCAAAACTGCCTCGTCTTTCCAGTCTGATTGTCTAGCCTCTAACAATTTTCCCTGGTAAGCTTCATCACCACGAGCCATGCGCTCGGCATGCATGAGTTGTGCATCTGACATTGCCATTTTCGTCTTCTGCTTATTAGCGTAAATCTTGCTTCCAGCAGAAACGGCTAATTTAATCGCCGATAACCACATAATTAGTACGCTTTAGAGTTTCTTTTTTTCTCTGCTAACATTCTTTTCTGACCACCTACTGGCATTTCAGGTTTTCCTGTAGCAATTAAGTTAAAAGCTCCATCTGCAGTTGTTTTAGATCTAGGATCTACTTCAACACTTTGCTCTGCAACCTTAACTTCTTTTATTTTATCAAGTTTTTGCATTTTTGCTCCTTTTTTTCTTCTTCTCAACACCTTTTATTACGCCTTTGTTTTTAGAAGCGTAAAAAACTGTTTCGCCACGTTTTTTTCCGTATTGTTTTTTCATGGACTTCATGATTTTACGGCCTTTTTCGTTTAGTGGCATTAATCTTCGACCTGTATAGCAGTTATACCTGGTTTATCAGCCTTTGCAAGCGATACTCCAGCTCTTAATTTAGCTAATTTTTCGTTTTGATCCATTTTTTCATCAACAATGTCTCTTGCTTGCATTAGTTTTGCTCTATCAAGCTCTGCTTTTTTCTGATCTGCCTCTTTTTTACGTTCATTTTCCATTGCACGTAAGTCAACTTCTCTTGCTTTTAGTTTTAAAAGAGGATCAGAATCAAATTGTGATGTAATTTTCTTCTCTTCCATCATAAATTCTTGTGTCATCTCTGCAATTAACACTGCTTTTCTAGATTCTATCTGTTGAGTAATCATTTGTAGTTGTTGTGCAGATTGTGGATTGACCGGAGCTTGTTGTTGTAACAATTGTAGCTGTGCTAATTGTTCTCTAAACTCTAATTGTACTTGTTCTTGTGCCATTAAACTTATGTGTTCAAGAATATTTTTTTGTATTGCAGCCATTACCACAGGATTATTTCTAACCATGTTTGTTGACATAAAATTTAAGTGTGCAGTTATGTGTGCTCTATGATCTTGACCAGGAAAAGCTTGAAAAGGTTTACCTGCAAGAGCCATAATGTGCTCCATACTTGGATCCATGGGTGCTACAGGTCTTGGTGGTGGTAGAACTTGATCAATATTTTTTATACCAATCGCTTCATACATACCTCTGTATGCAGAATATAAATTGTGTATCTGTGGATTTGATGTAGCTAATTGTAATTGAGTTTGTGCAAGTGTAATTCTTTGTGACATAGAAAAAATATTTGGATCTGCTACTGGTAGAATATCTACTCTTGCGTCAAAGTCTGATTGTTTAATTAATCTAGATGCACCTACAACATCATATGGATATTCTGGTGGTAAATATGTTGAGATTACAGCTGATAATAGTTTAAATTCTTTTTTCATAGAACCATACAATCTTTTGTGAATAGCAGACATAACTTTAGATCCTCTTTCAAGTAGAGCAATCGTTGTTCCTACAGCTGCATTTTGTGTTCCTTCACCTGTTTGTAATTCTGATATTGCAGCAAATCTTTGACCTGCTTGCACAACAATACCCATTAAAGATAACAATGTTGCTGATGGTTCTTTGTATGGTAAAGGGAAGAAAGCCTCACGTAAATTACCACCTGGCGCATCTACATCTTTAAACTCACCTGGTTGTATTGGTGATGCTTCGTCTCTAACTCTTACACCTCTTTGTTTAAATCCTGCAGGTAAATTAGATAATGTTCCTGCATCTAATAATTGGCGGAGAGCGACCGTTGCAGTTCTACTCAATCCGCCAATCATGTGTATCAATCCAAATCCGTAGAATCCTAGTCCTGGCAGAAATTTAAAGTGGACAAAATATTGGACTCTTTGTTTTTTTGGATCGTTGGGCGCATAGTTCCTTCTTATAGAAAGAACTGTTCCACTACCTTCTTCGATTGTTACGATATAAGGTAGCTTGATACCAGATGGTTCCCCATCTGCACCAATATCTTCAAAGCCTTCTAAATCTAAATCAACATGACATTCAAGAAGAGTATATACTGTTTGTTGTTTTCCAGATTTTTTAGTGCCTTCTAATTCTTTTTCTTTTTTAGAAACATCATCGTTTGTTGACATAGCTGGTGGACCTAAATCTATATCTACATAAAATCCAGCTACTTGTTGTTTTCGTAAATCATTTTCAGAAATTTTTATAACATGAATAATAGACTCTGCTTCATCTAAACTATTTGCTGTGTATGGTACAATTAAATCATCTGCAGGAATAAATTTAGAAACAGCTCTACCCATCATTGAATCATAGTAAACTTTTTTAAATGTAGAACCTGCTAGTGGTAAATGAAATAACATTGAATCAAACTCTGGTTCGTATTCTTTCATCTGATCCATAATTTGATAATTCATAAAATCTTTTACACGATTTGCTTGTGCCTCTTTTTGTGGTGTAGGGTTACCAAGTATCTGTGTTCTAACTGGCCCATCTGCTGGTAATAATTCTTTATAAGCTGTGGCTTGGAATTGTGTTACAGCTTCTGCTAATACAGGGTGAGTCGCACCACTTGCTCCTTGAAACGGTTCAGTTCTATTTTCGTATTTAAATCCTAAAAGATCTAGACCATCTGTGTAAGATTTTTCCCAATCTTTTCTAGACATTTTATAATCTTGATAATTAGTTTTCATCTCGTTGCCGAGTGGTTCTAAAACATCATCAGGTAAAATATCTGCTAAATTATCAAAGTGTGCTTCTGTTCCAGGAATATTAATTGCACCTGGTTCAAAGTTGATAGTAGCCCCACCGTCTTCTTCGGGTGTTACTTCAACGGGTTTCTGTTCAACAATTTCTTCTTTAACTTCTACATCCTCGCCCGGAACTTTGACCTCGGTACGAGTGTTAGGAAGTCCTTTATCTATATCTGCCATTTAAACTCCTACGATCTTCTACCACGTTTAATTAAATAATCCAAGCCCTGTGGTGTAGGTCCTGATTCTGGTGGTGGTCCTGATTTTTTACCAATTAAACCACCTGCCGCTGCTCCCTCTCCAGCTATCCCACCTAAATCTTCATACTCTTGAGCTAAAAAAACATCTTTTTGTGTTGGTGTCATGGAGTCTAATAATTGTTTTCGTTTATAAATTGCTTTTCCAACGTCGACAGCTAACCCTGCTGCAGTGATACCAAGTCCAACTGGAGTTGTTAATCTAGCAAACCTACCTAGATTTAAAATTCTTTGAGCTGTTGGGTTTGTTGTAATCTTTGCAAGATTTTCTTTAAACAAACCAGGAAAAGATAATTCTAAACCAACCAAAGGATCAACCACCGCATCAGCAACATTTTCTCCTGATTGTATGTTTCTTCTAACTTGATCTGCAGCAAGTAGTGATCCAGCTGCTCTTGTTCCTAAAGGTCTTATACCTTTATCAAAAATAGTTTTACCTGCTCTTTTTAAAATATTTCTACCTGTTTTAGTTCCAATAGCCGCTGCGCCTGCACCTGCTCCCACTGCAATTTTGGGTAATATATTATCCACTTCTTCCTCATAACCAGTTCCAGCAACCGCTTCTTGAGGCGATATTGCATTGATAGATAAAAAACCTGCTAGTGATGCTGCAGTTACTTTTCCAGCTATACCAAATTTTTTAGCTATTGATTGAACTACGTCTGGTCTTTGTTTAAGTGCATCAAAAAACATTTTATTAACTCTTTTTGTAGCTGATGCTAATTGTCTTTCGGGTGCAACATCTGTTTTTGCTCCAACAACTTCGTCTCCCAAAATTGCAGCTGTATTAATTTTTTTTAATTGTTTAGTTGCTTCAGTTTTATCAATACTGCCTTCATTAAAATTTCTTACAATTTTTCCAGCTAAATCATTTCTGTCTTGTAGAGTTAACATGATTCCTTTTGTTGGAGCTCCTTCTACATTTAAAGTATGATGAAGATGAAGTGGATTAGTTTTCATAGCTTGATCGCTATATCTTGAAACTAGTTTTAATTTTCTATCAACCATTTCTTTTGAATCTTGTAAAGTTATACCAGCTCGTGTTAAAAAATTTCCTAACTCACCCATAGTTGGAACTCTTTTGTAATCTGCAAAATAACTACCAATAGTTTCATTTGGCATTGAATATTTAAATCGTTTTGCAAATTTTTTTAAGTTTTTAGTGTTTTCATAATCAGGGTGGTTTGTTATTAGTTTTTTTGTATCATCTAATTTTCCTTTGTATTGATCATGATAATAAGTTACACCACTATCTACATCTTTTACTCCTACAAATTTTCCTTTTTCTAAAACATCAATAAATTTTTTGTTACCAGATTTTTCTTGCTTTCTAGCAGCAGTTGTCATGTAATTTAAAAGAACATTACTATCTCTTAACAAAACACTTCTACCAGGTTTTCCTATTGTACTTATACTTCCTTTGGGTTTTCCTATTGCTTGTTCTCGACCAGGTATTAAATATTTTTCTTCATATTGTTGAGGTGTTAATCTTTTCTTTTCTAACTTTTTAAAACCTTTGGCTTGTTTTGCCATTTTTCCTCTATACTCTAAATACTCTTCTTTAGAAAATCTTCCAATCTTTCTTCTCTCTGGACCTGCTTTTAACCATTCTTCTAAAGTAAAAGGTTTTTCAGTGTATGAGGTTTTACCTGTTCCCTTACCCATAGTTTTAAGAGTTGGTTTTAATTTATTAAATTGTTCTAATAGTTTTACTTTTTCATTGTAAGCCCCATCTCCATATTTCATTGGACCAAGTTTTTCTATGTTTGGTATTTTTTCTAATCTTAAAAAAGTTTGTAAACCTTTTTTAAAACCAGCTACTTTTTGTACATCAGCTTGATCATAAAATTTTTCATAATCTTTAATATTGGGAAATCGTTGTTTAAGATATCTTTTCATATCTTTTGTTAATTCTCTACCACTTGCTTTTTTTTGAATTGCAGATAGGTCTGCTTTTTTACCAGTTTTAAAAACAGAAGTTGATCTAAAAGATTGTATTTGTGAGTAAACAGGTGAGGATCTAGGAACACCATTGTATGGATATTCTCTAAAATTAAATTTAGTATTTGGAAATCTTTCTTTTATTCTTTTCTTTTGAATATCTGAAGTACGAGAACGTTGTTCTGCTTTACGTTCAGCTTTTTGTTCTTTTAAATATTTTTCATATTCTGGAGTTTTAATAGTTTTAAGTAAAGGTCTAAAACCTTTTTCATCTCGTGGCCCTCTTATCATTCTTTCATATTTTTTTCCGGTGAAACCACCATTTTTTAATCTAACGTATCCACCACGTTGATATTTAGGGCGCATAAGATACGCCATCATTTGTCTATATTCTGCTATTTTCATTATTCTCCCAGCATGTAAGCTAGACCACCACCTGCTCTTTTAATTTTAGATGGTTTAATTTCTTCTAAAATTTCTTCAACAACTCTATCATCTACCTCGTCAATATCATCAAACTCTCCATCTCGATTTGCTATCGCTCTACCTTCTTCGTATTCATCAGCAGTTGTGAAAGCTGTTCGAGAATCAGGGTCTACGTCTGGTTGACCTTTTTTATATTCCATAATTGTTCTATCATCAATTGTTTCAAAAGCGTTATCGCCATAATATGCTCCACCTGGTTTATCTTTTGTAACTGTTAAATCTCCTGTAGCAAGATCCTCTGTTAATTCATACTCACTACCATCTTTACCTTTATAAGTAGTAACCTCTTGTAAATCTTGAGTTCTTCTTCCTGGAGCTGGTCGACCTGATCTTTTAATTTTATCTACTAACATCATAAATTTATCTAAACCAATTTTAACTCCTTCAGTTGCTTTAGTTGCAACTTTAGCTACCGGTTCTGCAGCTTTAAAAAATTTACCAACAACAGGTAGTGCTGCAAGTCCGCCTATAATTTTCATAAAATCTCTTCTAGACATTCCACCTTTTTTAAAACCAAATCTTTGATCACCGGCAAAACCTGCAAGGCCACCTTGTGCCATACCATCTGGATCAAATTTTTTTTTAGTCAAACCTTGAAAAGCTTCATCATAAAGTTTTAATCTCTCTCTTATTGGAAGATCGTCATACACCTTACCCATACGTTCTGCTAAATTCTCTGCAACTAGTTCTGCATCAACTTTTCTATCACCAGAAAATCCTGGTGATGCATCGTCGATCGCACGATTTAAAGTTGCTAAATTTGCAGCTCCTTCTTGTGTGCCGCCCATAATAGGTTTTGATGGATCTAAAGTTCTATTCTTCATATCCACAACTTTAGCAGACTCATCTGCTCTTTGTTTTGCTTCTTGTTTTATTTTTAATAAATCTAAACCCTCTGGATCTTTACCCATGACAGATTTGTAACCTCTAACTAATCTATCAAATAATATTTTGTAATTATCTCTTGCTGCTTCAAGTGCCCCTATGCCAAATTTTATTTTACTCATTAATAATACCTCTTCGGTGTAGGGTCTTTTTTCTCGTCTACATAATCTTCAGGATGTGAGATTAAACCACCCTGTCTAAATCGCATGATCGCTTGTGTTGTAGAGTCCACAAGATCGTCGTGATCTCCGTTTGGAAATGCTGCACATTCCTCAATCACCTCCTCTGCAAATTTTTGATCTGGCGCCCATATCATTCCAGACTCAAAAAGAGGTGCTACGGCATTCACTCTAGCATGTTTATCGTTACCTTTGCTAGGTGTGAAATTAATCACCGGTATATTCATCTGTCTTAACTCATATGTGAGCGGAAGTCCAGATGCTTTTGCTTCAACGATAACTGTTTCTGGTTTCCAGTATTCGTATTGCTGTAAAGCTAAACGTCTTAATTCAGGAAACTCGTACCTGCCTTTTAGAGCATCTAAGAGTAATAAATTAGCTGGACTATCTTCATTTGGATAAAATACACCCCACGTGGTGATAGCTGAATAGTCAGCTTTTTCTTTTTTAAGAAAGGCAGTATCGTAAGATTGTATGACGTGCTGTAAAGCTGGAATATCATCAGAATCATATTTCATCCACCACTCCCGTTTTAATATCGCTCCTTCCTCACTCGTTGGTTGTTGCATCCACTGCGCGTTCCATTTACCAACAGGTAATGAAGCTTTTACTTTCTCTAACTCTTCCGTGTTCCAATATTCTGGCCACACTGGTCCGTGGTCCATGAGTGCCG